CGGGATAAATAGAACCAACCATTTTTAGGTTATTTAGTACCCCAAACAAAATAGCTCCCAGCCAACAAATAATATCAGTTGAGATAAATATGTTCTGAATAGTTGTTTTCATTTGTTTAGTCTTTTAATTGTTTCATTTGTCACAATGCGATCAGGTTCAAACCTGTTATTGTGTTCTTCAATAGTTGAGGCGCAAATTGTATTTACCACACTTTCATTAAATTTGAGTTGATAACCCTTTTCAGCGGTAAATATTTCAACTATACCCCATTGACAGCTTTTCAATTTGCACGTAGTACATTTAGCTGTATTTATAGAAAGACAAAACTGAATATTTTGCCTTTCAATCCAAACATAATCTATATTATTCATGTTATTATAAATTAAAGTTATTATAAAATGAAAAAAGACAGGGTAAAAGTTTTACCCTGTCTAAAAACCAAAGGTACAAAATTAAGCTTTGTGTTCTTTTTTGTACCGGGCAATGTAGCCTTTTACATTGCCCAAGATGACCCGTGCTTCCATTTCCGGATAAACTCCGGTTACTATTGCCTGAATTTCGGGGATTGTCCTCCCAGCCTCATACGCTTTAAAAATTAGGCTTTTCTGGCTTTCCCTGCCATCAGCTTTGGCAGTCCGGGTTTTTTTCTCCGTATTAAAAACCGGTTTCACGGGTCTGTTTGGCAGGGTGTCAAAGACGGCGACAATTTCGCCGTCTTCTAGTGTGCTTTTTAAAGCTGTTTTTACAGCTTTAGCCCAAGCCAAAAGGTCATTTTCATAAGCTGCGATTTTCGCAACTTTTTCAGATTCAGCTTTTTCCATAGTTTTTATCTGAATGTTAACGTCGTTGCGAAGAAGGGACAAATCTGAATATCCCAACTTTGAAAGATTAAATTTTGCCATAACTAAAAGTTTTTAAGTTGATAGGGTTTATTCCCTATTGCGCCTATGGCAGGAGTCGAACCTGCTAAAAAACCGTTATAAGCTAATAAATATACTTTATGCTACCATCTTCAAAAAATAACACCTCTTTCGTTACTTGGTACGCGGTTATGCTGTCAAACCAATATTCTACTTTAATGACTTTAATGATTTTCATAACCTATAAATTTAAACCGTTAAACATAGTGGTAAAGTTATATAGTTCTTAACTACTCTGCAAATTATATTGTTAAATAGACTGTTAATAAACGTTAAAAGAATGTTAAAATCTACTTAACATAAAATAGTAGCTAAAATAGCCAATTCACCTGGTAAAGGAGGTAAAAGTACGGCAATAGCCTAAAAGTGGCTTAAAATTGCTTTAAAGGGTAAAATATAGGGTAAATATAGAAAATGGGGTAAAATATAGAAAATGGTGGCCATCGCTCCAATCCTTCACTTTTATTCTTGTACGTACATTTCATATATACCAATTCTTATATATATATTCATAGAATTATAATAGTTTTGTGTAGTGTGCCTGTGTGCTTGATTGGTTGTATGGCGTACGATCAGGGACCTGGTTAATTGGTGCGGAGTGATTCGTTCTGTTCGGCGGATTTGAAAGGTGATAGAATCGGTTGTACCCCTCTAAAAATATACAGATTTTTTCAGGAATTTCAAAAACTTTGAAAATATGAATTAATTTTTTCAGGGATTATGAAATTAGAATATGAATATATCAGGTATATGAAATATGAAATTAAGGTATATTTACTATATATGTATGTACATATAATAAGGAATATAATGTATGAATAATTGTTTTCAGTATTCATTTTATGTTTTTATTGGTTTTTTATTGATTTTATTAGAATATTCATTGATTTATAGGATATGAATAGTATTATATTTTTACAAATTGTAAGTATGAATAGGCATTTTACTTTTAATTTAATAGTTGTGTCTATATAGCCAAAGTTTTAAATTGTAAGTTGAAACAGGGTTTCATGTTACAAATCGTAAATTTTATGGTAATTTGATTATGAATAGAATGTTTTTATGAAATGGTTTTTGAAGAATAGAATATGAATTTAAAGGCTTCAAAAAAATATAAAAAAATTTTCAGGAATTATAGAAAGTTTGTATTTAATATAATATTTAAAAATATTAAATAAGATTTAGTAATGAATTAATAAATAATTGTGGTAGAATGATTGGGATTTGATTGTGTAAATGAAAAATGTGGTGTATTGAATGTGAAAGTTTAAGCTAATATAAGTATAATTATACTTATATTTACCCAAACTTTTTGAGGAAAAAAGATGCCGAAGTATAAGCCACATGAAGAAATATTAAAGGAAAAAGGTTATATAAGATTGCCTGAACCTACATTCCTGCCTGAAAGGGATTTGAAGATTAAAACGATTTGCAGAGGGTACAGGACTGTATATAACAGACAGGCTTATTTTTTGGCATTGCTGGGACTAACCAATGAACAGATTGCACAGGTTTTGGGGGTTACTTCAAAAACTCTTGGTGAATGGATAAATAAATATCCATTGTTTTTTGAATCTGTTAAAAAAGGTAAAATTGACGCAGACAGCAGAGTGGCTCATGCGTTGTATCAGGCAGCAGTTGGATTTTCACATCCGGAAACGGTGGTTATTTCCAACAAGTGTAAAGAATATGATGAAAGGGGCAGGGTTACACGTGAATGGACTGAACCTTTGTTGGTGGAAGTCACCAAAAGATACCCGCCTAATGTGGTGGCTGCTACAAAATGGCTGAAAGCACGCAGACCGGAAACATGGAGTGACCGTTTTGAAGTTGATCACAAATTAAATATTTCACACAATCTTGATTTAACGGATTTTACATTGGAAGAATTGGAAATTCTTAGTAGAATGGGTAGTGAAAAAGGCCGTATTATAGAGGATCAGGAAGCAGAAATAGAACAAAGCAACGGATATGACAGAAACTGAAACAATAGTACGCAGAAAACGTAGGGTACAGCCTGTTGAAAATATAGGCCGTGTATTAAATACGGTAAAAGAAGAACGTATTATTGCTGCTTTGCGTAATCCGCTGGCAATTCAGCGGGAACTGAATAACCGTTCATTATTTCAGTTTTTAATTTGGGCGTGGCCCGAAATTACCCAACAATCATTTATGAGTAACTGGCATATTCCTTTTCTTTGTAAAGAATTGGAAACAGTTGCCATCGGTGTAGGTGAAAAGAAAAAGAAATTATATGATTTGTTAATTAATGTGCCTCCAGGTTCCACGAAGACGATTCTTTGCAGTGTTATATTTCCGGTTTGGTGTTGGACAAAGTGGTACTGGATGCGTTTTATCACGGCTTCATACTCCGCAACTCTGGCGCTCGAAAGTGCGGAGTTGAGCCGTGATTTAATTAAATCTACAAGGTTTAAGGAATTGTACCCTGAATTGGATATTAAATCGGACAAAGACACAAAATCAAATTATAAAATTGTAAGAAAACAAGTCAGTAATGTTTCCAAATTTCATACAAAAGAAAGTATTGGTGGAAACAGGTATTCTACATCGGTAGGTGGTACATTGACCGGTTTTCATGGTGATATTCTTATTTGGGATGATGCTCTGAATCCACAACAGGCGCAATCAGACAAAGAATTGGAAATTGCAAACCACTGGATTGACCAGACGCTTTCTACAAGAAAAACGAATAAGGATATTTCTGTAACAATAGGCATTATGCAGCGTCTGCACCAAAATGATCCGTCAGGACATTTATTGGAGAAGGAAAAAGAGAATTTAAAACATATTTGTTTACCGGGTGAAATTCTGCATTTCAGAGAAATGGTAAAACCTGTAGAAATGGCGGATAAATATGTAGATAATTTATTTGACAAGAATAGGATGCCGTGGACTGTGTTAAATGAACTTGAAACTGATTTAGGCCAATATGGATATGCGGGCCAAATCGGACAAGCCCCTGCTCCTCCCGGTGGTGGAATGTTTCATATTGAAAGTTTTCAGTTTATTTCATATATTATTGAAAAATCAGAAATTGTACGTACTGTAAGATATTGGGATAAAGCAGGAAGTACCGGGGTCGGGACGTATACAGTAGGTATAAGAATGAGTAAACTAAAAAATGGAAAATTTCTGGTAGATGATGTAAAACGTGGGCAATGGAGCAGTGATCACCGTGAACGTATTATACGGCAAACAGCAGAAGCGGACGGAAAAGATACATGGGTAGTTGTAGAGCAGGAACCCGGATCGGGCGGAAAAGAATCAGCAGAAGGTACAATCAGGAATCTTGCAGGATGGATGGTAGAAGCGGATCGTCCTACCGGTGTTAAGGAAAAAAGAGCTGACCCGTTATCTGTACAGGTAAATAATGGTAACGTATTATTGCGTGTGGCTGATTGGAACAGGATTTATGTAAGTGAATTTGCGTTATTTCCGTACAGTACATACAAAGATCAGGTAGATGCAACTTCCGGGGGCTTCAATTTCCTGAATAAAAAGAAAATGGCACGTAGAATAACTTAATATGGAAAAACGTAAATTAAATATAAATACAGCAACTCTGAAAATATTGTCAGAATTAACTTCACGGTGGGAACTATCACACCAGCTTGGAATTGATACGTATGATGGTACACGTGATGTTTATCAGGCATTAGGTTATCCAAAAGATACTTTAATATGGAATAATTACTGGTCACGTTATACAAGGCAGGATATTGCAAAAGCAATTATTGATCGTCCTGTAAAAGCGTCATGGAAAGGTGAAATACAGGTAATTGAAACAATAAAACAACAGGAAACAGCTTTTGAAAAAGCATGGATAGAATTGTTTGAACGGTTAAAATTAAAGTCTATTTTTATGCGGGCTGATCGTTTAACCGGTTTGGGTCGTTATTCTGTATTGTTTTTAGGACTGGATGATATGACAAGTGTGGAAATGCTTGAAAAACCTGTCAGTACCGGTAAAAGGAAATTATTGTATGTAAAACCGATGTCTGAAAATACTGCACAAATAAAATCATTTGTTGAGGATACGAAAGATGAAAGGTTTGGTTTACCATTAATATATAATATAAGTATAAAAGCAGGGAATAATATTACAATAGCTGTCCCTGTTCATTATAGCCGTGTAGTTCATCTTGTAGATGATGTTGTTGAAGATGAAGTATACGGGATGCCCCGGTTACAGGCCGTTTACAATCGTTTGATTGACCTTGAAAAGATTATTGGAGGTGATGCTGAAATGTATTGGCGTGGGGCACGTCCGGGTTATACGGGTGAAGTAAATCCCGATTACCAAATGACGGATGATATGTTTGATGAATTAAAAGAACAAATTGATGAATTTGAAAATAATTTAAGGCGTGTTCTTATTAATGAAGGTGTAAAATACAATGCGCTGGCACAGCAAATAGCAGATCCAAAACCTCATGTTGATGTAGAAATTCAGATGATTTCAGCAGTAACGGGTATTCCAAAACGTATTTTAACAGGATCAGAACGTGGTGAATTATCTTCTGCACAGGATAAACAGGAATGGATTTCGTATGTTACGTCAAGGCGTGAGGAACAAAATGAACCAAATATTTTAAGACCTTTTATAGATAAATGTATTGAAATAGGAATTTTACCTAAACCAAAACAGAATTATACTGTACGTTGGGATAAATTATTCAGTTTGTCTGATAAGGAAAAAGTTGAAATGGGTGAAATCCGTGCAAGAACAATGAAAGAGTTCAGTATGGGTGGTATTGAAGAATACATACCTTTGGATTTGTTCTGTAAAGATTTTCTTAATTTTGATGATGTACAGGTTGAGGAAGTTATTGACAGCAGAAACAGGGCAATAAAAGAGGAAGAAGAATTAACGGAAGATGATGAACCTATTCCTGCACCTTTTGGTGGAAATGGCGGAAGTACAAAAACAAAAGATGAAATATTAATTAAAAAAGAATAATGAGTTACAGTATTGCTTTAACAAAAAGAACAAATGGTGGATTCACTATTGTTATAGATGGTAATGTATTATATGTTCCGGAAGTAACTTATGTTGGAAATAGTACCGGTGTGGTTGTTTTTCATCGTGAATTGCTTGGAACAAGAAATTATTTACCAGCGGAATGGACAGTACAAGGTGTAACAGGATTTACAACTGTTGTGGGTGTTTGTGATGCATTGGATGCGCTTGGTGTAATATCAGGGGATACTTTGGATGATATTAAAACATTGTTAAGTTTGTTAAATGATAAAATAATTAATCCTTTACCAATTACATTGAGTGGTGAAGCTGTTGTAATAGAATCAGCAGAAAGCCATCCAACATTACTTGATATCCCGGATGAAATAGATACAACAGATGGTACAGTAATTTATCAGGGATATTTGCGTGGTTCAAGTTATTTGATTGTTAAGAAAACAATAGATGGTGAATTAATTAGTGCTGAATGGGGTGAAGGTGATTGGGCTGATCGGGTAAGTATATTTTCAACTTAAAAATTGAATTATTATGACAATAAAATTTGATTCTATATTAGGATTGTTACGTGAACAGGATGAAAGTGAAGTTTCTTTACTTGTTGACATAACCTATGAAGAATTAGGAGAATTAATTGATGCTGAAACATTAACGCCCGGACAATATTACCAAATTACAGATTTTGCTACCGTTCACTGGATGGTGGATAGTGATGAGAGTTATATCCTTGACGGGGAAGAGGAAAAAATAATTCACACGGGAGAAACAGAACCTTTGATAGTCCTTGCAACATCGGCAAACACGTTATCAACCGAAGTATATTCACCTACATATCCAAATGATATTATCCGGTATGACTGGAATAGTGATAATTGGCAAAATATTAATGCTTTTTATGATGGTGATATTTCGGCTGTTGTAACAGGATGGACAGGGGTAATATACAGGAGAGAAGATGGATTGACCGGAAATAAGTGCAATTTCGATTTCAGGGAAATTACTTACAGGTTATGGAATATTGAACAGGAGGCATGGGATGGATTAACTGAATATACAGCCGGTGATTTTGTACAGGTAGGCACAGAAATATATTGGGCTTTGGATACCAGTACAGAAGTAGAACCGGGAGTAACGGAAGGATGGGAAGATTACTGGAGATTGTTGCTTGATTTGGGTGACGGGGATGGCGGAATGGACAATTATGTTTCATTTTCGCCAAGCGAAAAATATCTTGGTTCAATAGATACTAATATTCCGATAGTTGACACGGAAGATTACATTGACAGGGCAATGTTTGATGAATATTGTAGTAATAATCAATTCGATGAATATGTAGAATATTTGCCTTATACGGTTTTTGGTGTTTATTGTTATGCAAATACCTTTAGTACTGATTGTTCATATAATACCTTTGGTGCTGGTTGTAATGCAAATACCTTTGGTGCTGGTTGTAATGCAAATACCTTTGGTGCTGGTGATGCAAATACCTTTGGTGCTGGTTGTAATGCAAATACCTTTGGTGCTTATTGTTATGCAAATACCTTTAGTACTGATTGTTCATATAATACCTTTGGTGCTGGTTGTAATGCAAATACCTTTGGTGCTTATTGTTATGCAAATACCTTTCCTATACTTGCACGATATAACGAACTTAAAAATTATGTATCAGATCAGGATTACACAGAATCAACGCCGATAATGGATACAAACGTAACTCATCAGATTGGGGATAACGGATCAATATATCAAACATATATAAGTGATAGTGGAACTCCTGTGCTTGTTATTACAACCGATTCAATAGCAATTTATTCAGACTAAAAAATATAAACATTATGGCATTTCAGAAATTAGAAAAATATTGGAAAATAGTTGACATCAAAATTGACCGTCAACTGAATAAAGCAAGGGTTACTCTTGTGGGTTTCAAGGACAAAGATGATGCTGCAAAACCTAAATTTGCACAATTCATCCCAGGTTATCAAAAGAAGGTTGTGGAATTGAAAGATACTGATTTTCCGTTTGTTGAAAACACAACCACAAAAGACAAAGTGAAAGTATCACAAATTGCCTTTACTTATTTGAAAGTGAAAGAAAAGGAGAAGTTTTTTAAGGATGCACAGGACGTATAGGAAGTAAATATCCAGAATGACAAATACAGAAGCTATATGGACAAAAAAGAGAAACCTGCGGTCAGCAATATTGGAAACATAATTGCTATTCTGACAATGTGTGGTGGAATCATAACAATGTGGGTAACGTTGAATATGAGGGTCGCACAGTCGGAAGTTAAAATTGACGAACTTGAAAAAGGTCGAATAACAAACGCCCAAAACATTAAGGATTTGAAGCAGGAACTTGACAGCAACATTAAAGAGTTGCGAAAAGAAAACAGAGAGGATCATGCTTTAATCAATGAAAAACTGGAAAGATTAATAAAGAG